GGATCTAATACAATTTCAGAGAATGGAAGAATATGTTGTGTTGGGAATCCATTCTTCATAGATCTAATCTGGAATACGCAAGGTATATCCATATCATCTTTTGTTCTAAAGAAGATATCACATTTAGTTACAAAAACTCCACCAGGGTCTTCAACCAAGAATGATTGTGCTAGAGGGTCATACCATCCAGTATTTGCTCTATTAGAATCTTGTCCAACAACATTACTACCAACAACTTCTGTTCCTAGATCACTATGAACTATCTGATCTTGGAATTCATGTCTTTGTTCAATTCTTGCATTTCTAATAGAAAGAATATTTTCTTGTACAGTTTCTAATGTTCCAGCAGCAGTGTATGTTTCGTCAGTTAGTGTATTACACTTATCCTGATTATTATCTGCATCATCAATTAAAGTAAATGTCTTAGTTCCTGTTTCAAATCTTGGGAAATTGATATTATTTGGATTAGGAATAAAGAATGAACCACCACAGAATGCGGAAACATCTGATAGAAGTTTTACATCATTAATAGTTGCAAGTGCTCCACTACTTTCTCCCTCAAGAATCATTCCACTTTGTACCCATCCATAATAAGCTCCTTGTGCTTCAGTGGATAATGAGAAAGTGTCTACATTAACTATATCCGACGTTGATGAATAAGAAGCAGGTAATGTCTGATTAGTATAAGGATTGTCTCTAAATGTCTTAGTTGGAACATTATATGGACCTTCTCTATGATTTGATTGTGCAACTCTAAATTGAATTTCAGCAATACTATCATTAGTTATTTGACTCAATCCAGTATTATTCATTCTACCTTTTACAGTTTCACCAACCTGGAATGATCCAGAAGTCATAGTTATATCAAGTAACTTAGGAACACAGAATTTAGTAACATTTTGCCCATCCATGAATCCATATAACTGAGTTAAAGGTTTAACTTTCTTAGCAGTAAATTCAATATTTCTAGATCTCATATATGGAACAAGATCTCTACTTACAACTCTATCACCCACAGAAGTTTCATCAAATGTCTCATGTACAATAGTTCTAAGTCCAGATCTTTGTTGATGATCAGTTCTAGTAGTTTGTCTTAATACTTCTTGAGTTGTTGTCGTTGATGTTTCTGTTATCCACTGAGCAGGGTTATTATCTGGTTCACCATTAATCCAACCACCTTGACCCCAAGTACTTGAGGTACTAGTTGTAGTTTGTGCTCCATCAAATTCTACAGCAGAAGTTCCTGTCCATGTTGTTTCCCATGCATTCCAGATAACTGGACCCATACCAGTCTGAGGATCGACACCTTCATTTCTTGCCAAATTATCCATTGTGGCAGCATAGTTACCTTCAGTTTGAATAATCTTAGCATCAAGTCTTGCAGTATCTACCCATGTATCAGATGCAGGATTCAATTCCATAGTTCCTTGCCAGAAACTAATCAAGAAAGGAGTAACACTTTCAGATCTTGTAGCAAAATTCTGTTTAATCCATTCAACTTCACCATAATCCAATGTTATAACATCTTCCTGTTTTCTAACATTAACACCTTCAATAGTAGAAAATTGAAGATCGTCATTAGGATCATTACCAACAACTGGTCCAAATATACAATCAACAGAGTTTGTATAATGTCTTGGACGTAATTCTTTACGTTTTCTGTCTATACTATTGTTAATTTTAATCTTATTTTCTTGTGGTTGGAATCCAGTAAAGTTATCCACAAAGAATCCAGACTTAAACCTATTAGCACCATCTTGATCAGGAACAAAGAAGTTTGCTGTATTTGTTTCTAATAAAGAAAGAGTAGTATAATATTCTAAATTTTTAATTCTAGTATCAAGTTTCTTAATATCAGTCATCGTATATCTACGATGATTTAAGAATTGTAATGCAGCATCCTTAGTCGTATAGAGGAATGCTGGAAGACCTACACTTGCTATTTCTATTGCATCATCAACAGGAACAGGTTTCTTAGGATCTTCTGCAGGATCTCCATATTTTACTTGGAATCTTCCTTCTTTATTCAAGAATATTCTATCAATTCTTGGAAGATAGAATGAGAAATCCATAACAATGGACTCATCTGATGCTAGGATGCTAGGAGCAGAATCTCCAGATCCAGTGAAACTTCTTCCAAGGAATTCTAAAGGAGATCTATCTCCTTCAGCAACTGATGAAATTGGCACAACTCTTGGTCTTATATCAATAATATCAGCACAACTATGAGTATCAACTCTTGGAATATTAAATCCATATTTGAATTGATCATAAGAATTGATCGTTGTTATATCTCCATTATCACCAGAATCATATGAACCACTTTGGAAATATACTTTTATCTTCTTAGAAGGTGCATCAGAATCAGGTTTTCTCTTAATTATTCCATAATCATAGAAAGTTGACTCTCCACCATCAGCAAATGTATAATTTGATCCAATAGCAAAACTAGGAGAATCTAGAGTAGACACTCTTGCCTGTGCTGAAGATTCTTGGAAAGTTACAGTTTCTCCTTCTTTAAATAAATTTTCATTTTTATAAAGGAAACTAATTTGAGAATCAGTTAATTTTTCTGCTACAATAGCAACAGCTTCACTATCTTGACCAATTATTTGCTCACCAATTATCAACTCATTAGTTGTTGTTGATTGAGTAACTATGGAAGAAAGATTTACTTTAGGGCAAGAAGGATCAGCACTATCTGCAGATTCAAAGACACCATGAATTGCTACAACATCAGGATTGTTTAAAGATATGGTTTCATCCTGAACTCTAGTTCCATATGGATAAGAACCATATAATAATCCATCATTTAGAGTTGTTGCACCAACTCCAGCACCTCTTTGCTTAGAGTAATTAATAACTACAGATTTAACTCTATTGTTTATTTTTTGTTTTGCCTTTGGTTTTAATTTTTTAATAGTAGCAACCAAAGTTCCAGTATTATTACCTGCAGCCAATCCACGAATTTGAAGTTGTTGACTAACACTTAAATCAAATTGATCTGCAGTTAAATCATATGTAGTACCATCAGCACCTATTAAAGAATATCTCTTAGGTGTAAATGGTTGGAAAGTTTCATCTGATCCAACAGTTGGTAATGGTGTGCTTATTTGTCCATTAGCAATAGTAACATTAAATGTTTTTCTTATAACAATAGAAGCAGATGTTAAATCAACATTAGAAACATTTTTCTTTGGAAGAGGTGTATAAAGAGTATTATCAGTCGAAGAATCTAACATGCTAGTTAATATTCTCAAATCATTTACACTCTTAACACTGGTAAGAGGTAATGTTCCATCACAAATATCAGCAACAGTTGTAACTCCAACTACTTCTAAATGAGAAGATCCAACACTAACAACTCTTGCTCTTACTGGATCTTGTGATACATTTAAGTCAGTATATTGAACAAGATTACCAACAGTAGTAATTCCTGGAAAGTTTTCATTAGTACTTTGTATAACTGATTTTGCACTAAAGGTAACAACACCAACTGTTGCTACTCCAACATTAATTAATACTGCTGGAACCACATCAGCACTAAAAGTATTAATACCAACTAAACCATCTTCAGTTCCATAAACAGATTTTACATCAGATACAGAAAATTCAGTAATACCTACAGCAATTCTTCCATTATTGATACCATTAACAATAATTTGTTCATTTCTAATAAAATTGCCACTTACTTCATAAACAGTTAATCCTACTCCTGCACTAACAGAACCTTGTAAAAATCCAGTTGCACCACTTCTTTTTCCTTTAATAAACGCAGGAACAGATTGTGTAATTGGGTTATTTAATTCTATTTGTGTAAATGTCTGAACATCATATAAAGATAATTCCCATTGGTCTAAATTGGAATTATTAGTATTATAAGATTGTGATTCTAACCTAAAATCATATATTCTAGCATATCCAATCTCCTGACCTGGAGCATTTTCAGCATTTGATCCTTTTCTTCTATCTCTTAAACTTAGAACATATGTACTACCAATACCTACGGTGGGAGTTCTATAAACGCTATCTAACCGATAAGTTGGTCCTGTATTATAGATTATTGCTTGATTTTCTATAAGTTTAGTAGTTCTTGGTTTAGAGCAATCAATGTAAGTAGGATCCATCGTTGCTATTTCATATCCCTTTACATATGCTTTTCCTGGAGAAATCTTATATAATGCTAGATCATCCGATGGAGTTCCACCACTAGGAGTAAATTGACCTGCCTTAAAGACTCCTCTATTTCCAATATTATCATCTAAAGAATTCATCAAGGTAACATCAAAAGGTTTGACATCATAGTTACCACTCTCATCAAAAGTTCTTCTTGCAAGAGTATCTGTCAAATCTAATGAACCAGAACCACCACCACCTGCAATTATTAATCCACCACTTCCTTTACCATTTCTACCAGTGCTACCTGCTCTTAAAACACCATCAGTTATAGTGCCTAATTCAATAAAACTAGTATCATCAAAATCATCTAAAGACTTTTTAAATAAACTTAAAGATATTTTTAGTCTATCAGCACCTGGTGCAGCATAGTTATTATATCCCTGAGAATTATCATTTAAACTTTCATCTATATCAGCAGTAATTATTTCTTCGTTTACAAATAATCCAACTCTACAATTAGGTTTAGTTCCATATTGGTCAAGAAGAAGAGTTTCTCTATTTACATTACAAAATTGTCCATGAACAAAATAAACACCTTCTTGAATTTGGAAAGAAGATCCTGTTACAGCAGCACCATCTGCTACAGTAATACCAAAAGGAGCACCTACAGCAATAGTTGTATTTCCTAATAATCCAGATGAAATGATTGTATTACAAGTTAACTCTTCTCCATCAAAAAATGTTTGAGTTGAATTATTTGTTGTACTTGAAGTTAAGTAATTAATATAAAGGGTAAGTTGTCCACGATCAGAATCTTCGGGTAATAAAACACTATCTACAACAGCAGTTACACCAGATCTTTGTCCTGTAATTTTTGCTCCTACTAATTGATTAGCATATGCGGATACAGGAACCCCCTGATAATTATTGTTTATTTGTATACCATAAAAAATTCTATTATATCCTGTATTTCCTGGAATTACTTTAGCACCTTCCTTAAAAAAGTGCTTACCAAATTTTTCAATTTGATTTTGCAATATAGATTGAAGAGTTGTTAATTCTCTTGCTTGAACTGGGAAACCTGGTTTAAACAGTACCCGATAAAAATCATCCGATGCATCATAGTCATCAAAATATGGTGCTACATTTAAATTTGTATTCTGAGGCATGATTTTCTAAAATTGCAATACTATTTTGATATCTTCTTTTTGGTTAACTGACCTAGTGATAGCTGGTCTATTGTCAACAAAAATAATGTTGCCACTATGTCGTTTAACTTCAGGATTGGAAAGACCATCCGTAAAATTCTGACCAAGATAATATGTGATATTATTTATTACAGTAGATATACCTGTAAATGCACTATCAATTTGTAAAGTTGACCCTGCTGTAGGAACAATTTCTAAATTACCACCTGTTCCTACAGAAGAAGTAAATTTGTTTAAATTGAATCCATATGTAGGAGCAGTTTGAGCAGTTCCAACGGTATTAAAACCAGCTAAAGTCCTATCTTGCCAATACTTCAAGACACCAGTAGTTTGGTCATAATTGACAACCCTTCCTTGAGCTGTTGATCCAGCAGCAATTGTTTGTACAAAATAACTGTCAGCAGCAAAAGTAGCAGAACTATATCCAGATCCAGTTAATCTTAAAGCATTCAATGCACTTGCTTTATCTGCACTTAAAAGTGCTGTAGAGTCAAACTTTTGTGGATTCTCTACTAATCCAACTCTTGCAATTTGGTTACCAGTAATAAAATCTGGGTTTTCATTATCATTTTCAATTCGAGAATAGATAAGAACATTCATTGCTCCCAATTCTCTATAAATGTCTGCACCATGACCACCTTGAGGTGGAATAATAACATCAAAAGTGGGTATTTTTGTTCCTGTTGGAACACCACCATCATCTAATGCTACACTACCATATGTATAACCAGATCCTTGCTTAGTAACAGTTATAGTATCAACCTGTTGGTCGTTGGTTGTAGTAATTGTACACTCTGCACCTGAACCATCTCCCTTAATAGGTACTTTGGTATATTCAGTACCACCAGAAGGTCCAATAGTTTCACCACGAGAAGTGATGGTTATTATCTTAATTGATCCATCTACAGCATTATCCCTAACTGCTGCATCATCTACGTTTGTATTCCAACTCAAAGGAACTGGCATAAAATCAGTAGAATCAAATTTAATAATATCAGCAGGTTTTATAGTATAAAGATACTTCCAAAGATAATTATCACCACTACTTCCAGCATTTCTAGGTTCTAAATCAGTAAATGTTGGTTCATCCAATGAAGGTCTTCCATTTGGGTTATCTGGATCAGTACCATTCTGTAAACAAATATAAACCCTGTAATCACTGTTTATAACATAAAAAGTACTTGCATATAAATTCGTCGCACCAGAAACAGGAGCAGTATTTGATCTACTATAATCACCTCTATACATGTCATAAGTTGTACCAGATGACCAAGTTCTTTTCTTAACAACCTGTCTACAATCTGACGCAGCAACTTTTTTCAGTGCAACCATATCATCCCAATAATCATTCTCTTCCGAAAAATTGTCTTTCGGAGCAGGAGGATCATTATTCCAATCTGAATCAACATCAGTAGGATTTGGTAAACCTATAAAAGAATAATATGCGTTAGTAGTTGAAGTTACACCAGAAACGAAGTTTCCAGCATTCAACAATCTAATCTGGTCAGTTATAATTGCAGCCATTGGACAGAGGTTTTTTGTTTATTTATGGTAATTTGTAAAGTTTATATTTAAGAGATCTAGATCTTCTTACTACAGGAGAAGTTGAGATACCTCCTGTTCCACCTAATGTATATGCATTATATGCATTTTCTTCAGATCTTGAAGGAAGCATAATCTTACCCCAACTATAAGATCCAAAGTAATTTCCAGTTTGAATACCAGCACCACTAAAGCTAGGCCACTGACCATTCCAATCAAGATGTTCGGCAATTTTAACAAAGACTCTACTCATATGAGTGGTTCCAATTCCAACTCCATCAGATGCAACACCTGTAGGAGATTGAACTATCTCAAAGTTATTTACCTCATATACATTATTAATAAACTGGGTTCCGATTCCAATTACAGCACCATCAGCAGCAAAAGAACCAATCGATGTGCTAGATGCTCCAACATTGGAATCATTAACAACAAAGTAATCACCAGTACTAATTCCACTAATAGTAACTGCTGTTCCAGCAATATTAGCGTCTCTTAACTGTGAAGTAAGAGGAATATGTAAATCAAATATTAATTGATAATTTGTCGTACCAGCACCAATTGTAGTAGTACCAAATCCAACAATTATTCCAGAATCACCATTATAACTACCAACTGTATTCTCTTCTTCATATGAAACAGGAGGACTAATAAGGACAGATGGTGGATTGGATGAGGTATATCCAGCACCAACAGAAGTAAGTGCAATACCAGTAATAGTGCCAGCAGCACTAATCACAGGAGTTCCAAATGCTCTAGTGGATGTTGTAACCACACCAACAGAATTATCACCAATAGATGTAGATCCAAAACTCACAACTGCAGTACTATATCCAATACCACCAGTAGAGATGGCAACAGAACTAATAGTTCCTAAACCAGAGACAATAGCAGTTCCAGCAGCTCCAGATTTTACTTCTTGTAAAATAAATTTAACTTTCTTCTGGAAATCATGAGCAGTTGCAGAAGGATCTGGATCATCAACTTCATCATAAGGATCAAAGTAAGGTCTTACATTTTCCACATAAATTACAGTTGATCCTATACCAACAGATTTGATAATTGGAGAATATGGATTAATTACAGGTTCATAAATTTCCCTATCCTTACCTACACCCTTTTCATTAATAATCTTATCTTCCATCTGTCTACACCAAGTTATTGGTCTTTCTAGATTAGGATCTGCAACATTACCTGGTCCATAGTATGGAGGTGTAGCAACACGATCAGTAGACTCTAAACTAAGAGGAACTCTAACATTTTCTGTTAACCAGAAGTCTTGAGAAGGTAGGTGCTTGATTTGTAATTCATCACCAGGTTTAACTGTTTCTATAATCTGCCTCTCAACAACATCTTGAGATCCAGTTCCTTTATAGAATAGAATTTCTATACTATCACCAACTTTAGGTGCTTCTGTAAACGTAAGAGTACTACCACCTGGGAAGGTATATCCTTTACCAGGAACTTGAGGAACATCATTTACAAATACCAATAGAAGGTCTTGCTCAATAATCTTAGAACCTTTCTCACCTCTAATTGTTAAAGTGCCATTATCACGAGTCAATGGGAAGTCTTTTCTACTTCCAGTGATGTATTTCTCAACATTATCTACTGTTTCAAATTCACCCATAGACCAACCAGTAAATTCATCGTAGAAACATGGGTCAAGTGTAAGTTGGAATTCTTTATATGTCTTAGATGGATCGGTTGGAATACCAGTAGGTCCTCCAATAGGAATTGTTAAAATCTCATCATTACCGTAGGCAGAACCTGTATTAGTAATTTTAAAGCTAATTACACTTGATCCCTGACCAACTACAATATCAACCTTACCACCTGTTCCTACTCCAGTAACAGAATCAGAACTATAAGTAAAATCAATCTGTGAATATGGTAATGGATCATCAATAATAACTTTAAGAGGTCTTCTAACAACACCACCTCTATTGTAGAGATTAGTTTGTGTAGATATACCAGCATCAAAAGCAAAAGTGGTTGTATCTATGACACGAGTAACTGGTGTGCTATCAACAGGGAAATTAGTAGGTAATTTGATTAACTGAGCAGTACCACCAGAAGTATACTGAAGTGCAGTATTACCTGCACCAACTTGAATTACAAAACGTTTTGTAGTTAGTACAGAACTAATTCTAGATCCAGTATAATATGGATCTGATGTTCTTGGATATGTAATATTACTACTACCCTCAGTTATTGCTAATCCTGTTAATACGATATCCTCATTAGCAACAAAACCATGATTAGCGGAAGTAGTAACAGTTGCAACACCACTAGTAGCACTATAAACAAAATTGGTTATTGATTTAGGACTAGAAGATAGATTTGTGAATGCAATACCAGTTATATCTGCTTCTTCACCTACTGAGAATCCATGAGCACTGGATGTGGTAACTGTAGTTAATCCAGTAGCAGTATCGTATCCAACATTTGATACAAATAGAGGTATGTTAAAGACATATGGATTAGTAATAGCAATACCACTAATAAATCCACGTTCTGCAATAATAGCAGTACCAATTCCAATTACACTAGTTCCTGGTAATGTGGAAGTCTGAATAGCAACATTACATACAGTCTGAATACCAATCCTATAACCAGAACCTGTATAACCAATACTTACGGACTCAATAGTACCTGCTGTAGAAACAACTGCAGTACCACCTGCTGCTACTAATGGTTGATAACCAAATCCTTCTGTAGAAGCAACAGAAACAATTGCACCACCTAAAGGAAGAGTTCCTACATTAGGATCTGAAGCAACAGAACTTCCTGTTCCTGTAAAGGTAATAGTAGTAATACCAGTAGTAGTTTGAGATAAATTATAATTACCACCTATATCAAGAGAACCAGGAATTTGGAATACGTCATTAATAAGAATAACTGCATTATCTGTGGTTAATCCAGAAACATTTCCTGCTCCAGATTTAAGAGTGAAATCTGCCTTTTGTCCAGTAAACTGATCGGAAAGACTATCAAACACATAGTTTCTATAATATGTTTCATAAGGAGTATCTGGAACACCAGATCTCATAAACATTCTTCCTTCAAAACTAGATCCAGTTGAAATACC